CCGGCCAATACCGCAACGCGAACGCTCGGGCCTACGGGTAATTTTGTCGGCAACCGACCCGTACTGGTGGACGACTCGACGTACTTTGTTGATACCAGCAACAACATCAGTTTCGGCATCAAGCTGATAAACCAGCAACAGTACAACGGCATTGCGGTAAAGACAGTCACCAGCACTTATCCGCAGGTCATGTTCGTAAACATGAAGATGTCGGATATTGAGATGACTGTGTACCCGGTGCCGAGTAAGGCGTTGCAGTGGCACATTGTCAGCGTCACCGAGTTGGTCGAACCGGCTACGCTGGCGACCACGTTGGTAGTGCCTCCCGGCTATTTGCGCTGTTTCCGATTCAATCTGGCGGCTGAGATTGCTGCCGAGTTTGGCGTGGAGCCGCCGCCCCAAGTGCAGCGGATCGCCATGTCCTCCAAACGCAACATCAAGCGGATCAACAACCCCGACGATGTAATGAGCCTGCCGTACAGCATCGTGGCAACCCGCCAGCGGTTCAATATCTACAGTGGGAATTACTAACATGGCTAATATCGCAATTTCTGCTCTCCCTGTTGCCGCTTCGCAAGCTGGCGCTGATGTGCTGCCTATCGTGCAAGCGACAACCAGCACAACCAAGCAACTGTCGGTTACGCTTTTGTTTACCAGCCCGACGTTTGTCACGCCAGCATTGGGGACGGTTGCCAGCGGCAACATCAGCGCCTGCACTAGTACCGGACAGGTGTTGACCACGCCTAATATCGGCGCGGCGACCGGCACCAGCCTTAGTACCACCAGCAACCAAGTCATCAGTGGCACCGGCAAACAGGGTTACGCTACTGGTGCGGGTGGAACGGTTACCCAAGCTACGAGCAAGGCAACCGCAGTGACGCTGAGCAAGTCAACCGGCCAGATTACGCTCAACAATGCTGCGCTTGCCGCAGATACCACCGTCAGCTTTACGCTCACCAACACGGTCATTGAGGCTGGCGACATTCTGATAATGAACCATATCAGCGCAGGCACTGCCGGTTCGTACTTGCTCAATGCTCAATCGGCTGCGGGTTCGGCCAGCATCAACGTGCGAAATATCACCGCCGGTTCGTTGAGCGAAGCAATTGTGATCGCGTTTGCGGTCATCAAAGCGGTCACGGCGTAATTGAAAACGCCCATTCTCGGCGGCAGTTATGTTGCTCGGTCGATCAATGCGGCAGACAACCGCATGGTCAACCTTTTTGCCGAAGCTATCCCAGAGGGTAGCGGCGGGAAGGAAGCCGGGTTCTTGCTGCGGTGTCCTGGCTTGCGATTGCTTGCGACCGTTGGCACCGGCCCTATTCGCGGCCTGTGGGTGACCAATGGCGTGGCCTATGTAGTGTCCGGCAGCGAGTTTTATAGCCTAAGTACCAGCTACACGGCCACCTTAATCGGCACGGTGTCTGGCAGCGGCCCCGTCAGCATGGCCGATAACGGGACGCAGATCTTCATTGCCTGTAACCCGTTAAGTTACATCTACAACACGTCCACGGCGGTGTTCGCCCAGATCACGGATGTGGACTTCCCCGGCGCTGGATCAGTCGGCTACCTAGACGGGTACTTTGTATTCAACGAGCCGGACTCGCAGAAGTTTTGGGTGACTAGCCTGCTCGACGGGACTTCCGTAGATCCGCTGGACTTTGCCAGCGCGGAAGGCTATCCCGACAACGTGATTTCGCTAATCGTAGACCACCGCGAAATCTTCCTGTTTGGCACCACCAGCGTTGAGGTCTGGTATGACGCGGGAACGCCGGACTTCCCCTTGGCGCGGATTCAAGGCGCGTTCATGGAAGTGGGCTGCGAGGCCGCGTACTCTGTGGCGAAGTTGGACAACAGCGTGTTTTGGCTAGGCTCGGACGCTCGGGGCCGGGGAATTGTCTACCGGGCTAACGGGTACACGCCCGCACGGATCTCGACCAATGCGGTGGAATACGCCATCCAAAGCTACGGCAGCATTTCCGATGCGATTGCCTACACCTACCAGCAAGACGGCCATCCGTTCTATGTGCTGATCTTCCCGTCGGCGCAAGCCACTTGGGTTTATGACGTATCCACCACGCTGTGGCATGAACGCGCTGGGTTTGAAAACGGGCAGTTTACAAGGCACCGGAGCAACTGCCAAACGTCGTTTAATGACGAGATTGTGGTCGGGGACTATGAGGATGGACGACTGTACGCATTTGACCTAGATGTCTACGCCGACGACGACCAGATCCAGAAGTGGCTGCGGTCGTGGCGGGCGCTGGCTACGGGCCAGAACAACCTCAAGCGCACCGCGCACCACTCGCTGCAACTAGATGCCGAAACGGGCGTGGGCTTGAATGCTTACCCCGCTTACGATGCCGAAGACCTTGCTACTGAAGCAGGGGACATCATTGTTGCCGAGTTTGTGCAAGGCTATCTGGTCACGCAAGCCGGTGACCAATTAGTTACCGAGGCCGGTGACGGTAATGAGCCGCTAGTGACGCAAGTGCAACCCGCCGAGGACTACAACGGCTATGCGCTGGAAACAGAAGCCTACACCGCCGCGCCGGGTTACGATCCGCAGGTCATGCTGCGCTGGTCGGACGATGCGGGGCATACCTGGTCAAACGAACACTGGAACTCGATGGGCAAGATTGGTGCTTATGGCACCCGCACCATCTGGCGGCGGCTCGGCATGACGGAGAAGATCCGCGACCGGGTGTACGAGGTGTCTGGAACAGATCCGGTAAAGATCGCCATCATGGGCGCTGAATTGTTTGTCACGCCAACGAGTAGCTAGTGGCAAACCTTAATATCACCAACATCCCCGCGCCTCGGGTGCCGTTTATTGACGAGCGCACCGGGCTGATGGCGCGGGAGTGGTATCGGTTCTTTCTCAACCTGTTTGTCCTGACCGGCAGCGGCAACAACCCCATCACGCTTGAAGAATTGCAGCTTGGGCCACCCAACCAACCCGACCTGACCGAGTTGCTGATCCAGATCAACCAGAACATCGCCCCGCAATACGAGGATCAATCGGGCGACTTCTTGGCTACCCTTGACACCGCGCAACTGATGTCGATGATGTCGCGGTTTGAAAACGCAGAAGCCGCCATCCAAGGGGCGTACCTTAATCCAATTGTGCAGACCGGCACCATCGCCAACTACAATCTGGACGGTAGCCCAACGGCGGGCGGCATAGCCTACGGCACCGGCCCTGCGCTGGCGGTTAGCGCCGCAGGGACAGTGGGCCAAGTGCTGACCAGCGGCGGTGCGGGAGCGCCAACATGGGCGACTGATGGCGGTGGAACCGTCACCAGCGTGTCTGTGGTGTCAGCCAACGGGCTGGCGGGAACGGTAGCGACTGCGACAACGACCCCTGCGATCACGCTCTCCACGACCGTCACAGGCCTGCTCAAGGGCAACGGGACGGCGATCAGCGCAGCGGTATCCGGCACTGATTACGCCCCCGCAACCAGCGGCTCTTCAATCCTGTACGGCAACGGGGCTGGCGGGTTCTCTAACGTCACAATCGGCACAGGCGTGGCTTTTTCAGCGGGGACGCTATCCGCGACCGGCTCGGGCGGCACGGTAACCAGCGTGGCCGCGCTGACCCTTGGCACGACCGGCACCGACCTGTCCAGCACCGTGGCAAACGGCACGACCACGCCGGTTATCACGCTGCAAGTACCGACTGCTTCTGCAACTAATCGGGGTGCGCTAAGTGCTGCTGATTGGTCTACGTTCAACAGCAAAGGCTCAGGCACTGTTACTTCTGTTACAGGTACAGCACCCGTTGTGTCGTCTGGAGGGGCTACTCCAGCGATCTCGATGGCCGCTGCTACGACCAGTGTCAACGGCTACCTGACCAGCACCAACTGGACAACCTTCAACAACAAGCAAGCCGCGCTGGTCAGCGGCACCAACCTCAAAACGGTCAACGGCACCACGTTGTTGGGCGCTGGCGATCTTGGCACAATCACCTACGCTTACGGCGGCACTGGGCTTGCCACCATTGGCGCGTCTGGTTCTATCTTGGTTTCTACCGGCTCTGCGTATGCCAATAATGTCGTTCCTGCTTTTAGCGCCTATTTGAGCGCGTCACAAACTGCGACTAACAACACGTTTGTAAAAATACAGTTTGACACTGAAGAATTTGATACGAACAGCAACTATGACAGTACGACCAATTTTCGATTCACGCCAACGGTTGCGGGTTACTATCAATGCAACGCAAAGTTTGCGGCTAGTGATTCAAGCGCAGCGATGACCCAAGCACTAATTGCAATATATAAAAATGGCGCTGTGTTCAAATGGGGCAATTATTTAACGCGGCTTGCTGCCGGTTTTGACATGGACCCCGTGGTTTCTACGCTTATATACTGCAATGGTTCAACAGATTATCTTGAGGTATTTGGCTATATTTCTGGTGTTGGTACGTTAACTTTTACCACCGCTGCCGGTGCCGCGCTTAGAAATTACTTTCAAGCCTGCCTTGTGCGTGGGGCTTAATATCAAAGGATTGTTATGACAGCTACTCTGACCGCACCGCCGCTTATGCAGTTTTTTGCCTCGGACGGAAGTTTCTTGTCCGGCGGTAAACTTTATACCTATGCTGCCGGAACCACCACGCCGCTGGCAACGTACACAAGCCAAAGCGGTCTTGTTGCCAACACAAACCCCGTGGTTATGAATTCACGCGGCGAGGCCGCTGTTTGGCTTGGCGCGGAACTGTACAAATTAGTGCTAAAAACATCTGCTGACGTACTTATATGGACTGCGGATAATGTTGGTAGCATGGCAACGCAAGCCGATCTTCAAGCGTTTATTGACTCACTAGCTTCAGCAACGGGTTCATCGTTAGTTGGTTTTTCGCAAGCAGGTACGGGAGCATCAACAAGAACCGTACAAACTAAATTGCGCGAGGGCTGGATTAGCGTTACTGATTACGGTGCGACAGGCGACGGGACAACTGCTGACGATACGGCTTTTGCAAACTGGACAAAAGCAATTGCGGGGACGGGAAAGATAGGTTTTATCCCCAAACCAACATCATTCTATAAGCTCACCGCCCCGTGGGATTGCACATCAGCCAACGGGACAAACAACGGGCTAATCATTTATGGCGCTGGCGCAGGAACTGTCGTCAAGTTTATTTTTTCTGGCGTTGATGTAAACGTTACGCCTGGCTGGGACTTAACTGGTTGTGCATACGGAGTTTTTCAAGATTTTACTGTTATCGGTGGAACCAGCACTGCTGATTGTCCAAGAGCCGCCACTTTGCTTATGGGGGCTACAAGCGGCGGAAGTCTTTTTGGAGGACTGCATACTTTTGAGAGGGTTATTTTTGCAAACTATGGTGATTATGTTATTTGCAACCAAGGATCGGAGCAAATAGACTATTTTAATTGCGAGGCTTATGGATACAGCGCCGCAGGAACAGCGGTTCCCTTTTTATATACGGCTGGTGGCTCTGCTATTATTATGAGTTCGCCATTTGTTGCAGATGCGTCTGGAACTGTAAATAGTATGTCCGCAGTTTACTGGCATGGCGCTCGTGCTGCTCAGCAAAGTTTTGGCGCAAGAATGGTGCTGTTTCATTACACAGCCGCAGGCGGTGTGATTGATATTAACCATGATGGATATTTTCGTGTAGCCGCCGCAAATCCTTTCGTAATCATGGGCGATGATACCGGAGGAATAATTGCATCGTCTGCTGTAACTGGATGCGGAATACGCGATGCAATTGTAGAGGCTACTTCATCCACCGCAAATTTAGTTGTTCTCAAGAATCAAACTTCCACAAGTGGCGATTGGGCTTTTGATGGACGGATCAGCATAGGGGTTTCACTTACTGCGGCACAATTCCAATTTCAGAACGATCCTTTCTCTGGATCAATTAACTGGATTCCCAACTCATACGGCGGCGCTTGGGCTGGTGTGGCTTTAGTAACGGCTCCTTCAGGTGGCGGCTTAAAAATTAACACCTCAATCCCCGCGCCATCATCAAACATTGATGCGATATACCAGCCGGGAAGTGACAACTTTGCAGTAAGCGGGTTTCACAACTACACACATCAATCTACGGGGACAGACTACAACGAAATAGGTTCTCCAACATTTCGAGGGCCGATAGCAAATACTCAATTTAATGTATTCGCACGAATTAGAGCGGGTGCAAGAGTTGGATCAGAAAGTGATGGATTCTGGGGTGTTACTACAACGCAGAACGTCACCGGAGCCAGCGCAATAGAAATATCAACCATTCCGGGATATGGCGGCTTAGTTTTGGCAACTGGGGTTGATACTGCGGCAATATTTATGGATCTTTTACTTGTGACCCCGACAAATGTTTATGTGTTGCAGAGTGGGACTGCGGCAGGGTCACCAGCGGGTAGAACGTATTCCGTTGTAACAAATACTCTGAAACTAATTATGGCAACGGGAACATACGACACCCAAGTTACGTTTCTAAATGTTGGGGTGCAGACCTAAGTATTTAATAGGAGTATGTCAATCCTGACGCTAGAAAAAGTAACCTTCCTAGGCATAGGTAGCCCGTAACAGGAGCATATAGCATGACAGTTACAGTTAAGGTTTTGATTCCGGCTAAAACAGCCGAGAACAGTCAAACAACCCAATACACCGCGACCAACGTCACCACGATCATCGACAAGTTCACGGCGACCAACTTCAGCGCAACGGCTGCGACCTTGAGCGTTAACTTGGTCACGGCGGCGGACACGGCGGGCAACCAGAACTTGATCA